TTCGATGATCGTGTGGTCCCCCAATTATGGAACCCATTCATGTGTAGAAATAAAGTAAATGGTTGGGTGTGGATACAATGTTACAAAAATGATAAATACGGTCGTCCCCTTGTAAGTGTATATCGTCATAGGGGGGATAAACTATCTGTTAATCAGAAAATGATAGCATCGGGGATCGTAAGTGTCTATGATGGTAAAACAAAAGCAGTGTTCGGGTAAATGACTCGGAAATCATAACCTAATTCAAACTCGGCATACTAGCATAATGTCGACACCGCTTGACGTTATTCAGTCCAAGATTTCAACACCGCCTTATAATTTTTGATTTCATTAATAATATTTTAATACATAAATTCAGATGTTCAAGATCACTATCGCTCTATATACCTTTATCATATTAGTATTGATAATGATTGCCTATAAAGTGATGACGGCATCGAAGTCGTCAAAGACATTTGGGATTCTGTTCGCGAACACAACGAATCTTGGTGATGATGTGCAAAGTATAGCACAGATCCAATATATTCCCAAGGGTGCCAAGACGATCATAGTGGACCGTGAGAATATCGATAAGGAAACTCGAAGGTGTAATGTTATGATGAACGGGTGGTGGCTTCACAATCCATCCAATTTTCCACCTCATCCTAACGTGAATCCCATATACATTGCCTTCCACATTGAGAAGAAAGAGCTTGTCTCTGATAAGGCTATCACCCACTATAAGAAGCATCAACCAATCGGATGCCGCGATTTGCACACGATGAATCTCATCAAGTCCAAGGGTGTCGATGCTTACTTCAGCGGTTGTTTGACGCTCACACTGAGAAATCCCTTTACAAATCCCAAAAGAGATAAGATATACATCGTCGATGCGCACTTGACCTCAAAGAAGGTCTATCCCTGGGGCAGCGATCATCTTTTGGCCAAATTGATTCCAAAATATATCCGTGATCAGGCTGAATACATAGAGCACGAGATCCCTGACGGATTAGATCAAAATGATATGTACGCGAGACATAAATTTGTACAGGAAACTCTTTTGAATAAGTATGCTAGGGCTAAGCTGGTCATCACATCGAGATTACATTGTGCTTTGCCTTGCGTTGCATTTAATACACCTTGTATCGCTCTTTATAGTGGTTTGCATACAGATAACAGGTGGGGAGGACTTAAAGACTATGTGCACGGATATAGTTCCGTTGATGATACAGTTAGGTTTGATTTTAAGAATCCGAAACCAAGACTTACTATCAAGGAGCTAGACACGCTTCAAACGAAAATCAGATCGGACATCGAGGGGCGCGTGTCGAAGTTATAGAAAAAACGATTTTTGGTTTTATAAATCCAGATGGACGAATTCACAGTTTTTATTAATTGTATCCAAGTGGTTCAAAACACCTGATTTCCCATTAATAAAGATCACCAACGAAATTTGATCGATTGTGTCTTGATCCACAAATAACTGCAGATTACAGTAATCTATATAATCGATTGCCAATACCCGTGTTTCATTCTTTAAATAATCCTCGATCTTTGTAAGTGTCGATACAGGGTAATTATCTCGTTTTAATTCATCGACTAACTCTTCGGTGATCTTATCGTCATGGCAAACAAGAAGAGATTTGTAGATCGATCTGGTTGCGAATATTTCATCAATCGACAGTTTTAAACAGGTCATTTATCGTTTTTCGAGTCTTCTCCTTAAGTACATTTTCATCGACAGTCGCCAATGCAACGAAACGATTATTCTTCTTTGTACTCAAATTCGGGCATGATGGACCCTACCTTGGTGTTCTCTGAATCAAGCAGTATAGTACCTATTAATGAGGTTTGATCCGTTGAATACTGAACGGGATCTTGAGGCTTCGATGATCGACACACTCCTGGTCGTTCCTGTGGAATTGTCCAATCCAAGCCTTTGATCAACACCATATCGTTGTCGGTATTCGATTGCTTATTTTTGCTCCGAATGCATGCGTACTTCAATAGATCCATGTTTCTCGAGGTGATAATCTTTGATAAAACGTGTTCATCTTCAAGATCTTCACAAGTGTATCCCGCCACGGTTGGTACATTTTTTGTTTCCTCCACAGTGGTATTATTTAGGTGAGGCCTCGAAATTTTAAATGACATAGACGAAGGAATCAATTTTGAGTCACCCGGTGCAGCCGAATCGCGAGCAAATTGCCCGTCTATTTTTTTTTTGATAAACGATTTGTATTCCTCATCGGAAGTCAGATACATTTCTAGGTTGTGTACATCGTTGTTCATCTTTCGGAACTTGTATAAAAGGAATTCTTTGTTGTCATTTGACAATACTTCATCTGAAAATATTTTTTTGTATATTTTTGAAACCAATTTGGCCGCCATTTCGTCGTCGATTTCGTCCTTTATTTGATTGCTCTCTGTTGTCATTTTTTCGGGAGTCACTTTTGAATCTACATCTGTTTCAACATGGTTTGATTTCAAAAAATCAGCAAGTATTTGGTGATATTTCGACTTATCTTTCAACACTACCACGACGTCGTCGCTAGTATACGTCTCGAGATCGTGAAATTCGTCATAGAATGCATGCAATTCGTTTGGGGATGGTTTTTTACCGTTTACCAGTTCGAAAGCCTTGATGATTTCCGAGAATCGCTTGAACCTACCCATCGTTTTTTTCTCAATTTCAGAATATTTTTCCAACACTTTGTAATTGACCTGCTTCCATTTAGATAACGCAATCGTTAAAATACCCACGAATATTGAGATCAAGATGGTAAACATAACCTCCGTGTTTTGATATAGAAGAAGAAAAGAAAACTATCATCAAGTGAATTCCGTTTCGGAAAAAATATTCATAGAATGAAAAGATGAATGTATCGGCGATAATTCTGTTGAGCTTAGCCGTTGGCGAAAATGCGATCGTGTATAACTTTATTCAGCGACTTGTCAAATCAGAATGCGTATGTTCACAAGATCCGCGCAGGGAGGCGATAACGTTAATGACTGTCTTCAACTTTGTGACGATAATGATCGCTATTTTACAACCACAAATTGCTCCGAGTAGTTACAGATTCATTCTCGGGATATATTCCATGATATATTTTGGAATAGTTCTGAGCTATACACATGGGTTGTGGAACTCGAACTGTAAATGCTCGAAAGGTGTGGACTTGACATGGATTTACATCACTCGTGTAATCGACGTCGCGTTGCTATCAATGATACTGATCGGGGCTATGCTCATGCGTTCAGGATGAGACGTTTTTGGACGGTGATCAGACGTTGTACTTCGACCGTAACTTCGTTGTTGAACATGAAATCGGTGTCATCAGCAGCAAAGAATTCGCGTACAGATTCGCAGACGGATTTCATCGAGAATCCACATCTGACCAAGTCTTTTTCAGCAATTTCAAGTATGGAGAAGTCCACTATGAGGAAAATTCTTTTAAAATGTCGAATGAATTGGTAAAATACATTTTGGATCATTCTGAAGTACATCATAATTTTGCAACTGTTACCGGTCTGAATTTGTTTACCGATTTCGCGAGCCAGGTCTAAAACACACAGATACTTAGTCTTAATATATTGTAAATCGAAGAATGACATTCTGAAGATTTTTTGCAGTTTTAAACAGTTTTAAAGATTTAAAACAATTTAAAAATTACCTGATCTTTGTTAATTGTTGTTTCGGAAATGAAGCGGTCACTTTACGCTGCATAGAATAGAGATGGATAGTGACAGTATAATTCATTATTTTTGCGAGAAGTGTCTAAAACTGTACGACGGTGCTGCACAATGCTGTTTCGACATGTACCACGTCCCGTGTATTGTTGACACAAGTGGAGTGTTAATAAAAAGAATGACATGGGAAGAGTATCACACATTACTTAAGGACGATTCAGATACAGAGACATATTACAAGTAATTCAAAATGGACTTAAGGCTAAAAGATTTAATAGGATCATGGGTACGGAGATATTTCTAAATGATCTATGGTCAGTATATTTCCATAACCCTATTTCAGACGACTGGGAACGAACTGGATACATCAAAATAGCCGATATATCTACTGTACAAGAATATTGGCAGATGTACAGATCGATATCGCCCCATATCCATAATGGGATGTGGTTTGTGATGCGTGAACACATTTTCCCAAGTTGGGACGATCCGTTAAACAAAGAAGGATCGTTCTTAAGTTTCAAGGTACTGAAATCGGATATCATCGATTTTTCGAAGTCAATATTGATAAGGATGTTAGGCGAGACCATGTTCACTGATGAACATAAGGAAAAGTGGGCATCGATAAACGGGGTTTCATTTTCCCCGAAGAAGAATTTCTGCATCATAAAAATCTGGTTTCAGAACCAAGAGTCGAAGGACAAGGCGATGTTTAATCTGCCAGAAAATTATCAAGGAGATGTGATATTCAAGGACAACTATTTTTAGTTTTTCATGTAGAGAAGAGATTCAGCAAATTCGAATACCTCTCCATCCCCAGGCCGGCGGGCCCTTAATTTTGAATCCTCTACCGTATAAACGACACACGCTTTTTTTTAGTCCCTCTATTTTCATAGTGTTTTTGCTGTAGGTACCCCATCTTGTGCAATAATCCTTGTACTCACAGTATATATCATAAAGATTTAGCGAACAATCGACATCACCATCTGCTGGATCAGTTCTTTCAATGCACGATTCGACGAACTCGGCGTATTCGTCGTTACCACGTTGATACTCCAACGTGGCGTCCGTCACGGTTTGTGGCTCTGTTATTGGTTTATCCTTGAACTTATTGTGATAATGTATAAGAAGTGACATAAACGGTATTTTCCACTCGGGCCATTTTTTATCAAGTTCGTAGTCAATTTTGAATTCATTAGGGACTTTGGGATCAGGCTTTGTGACGAAACTTGAATCGAATGTGATTTTTCGAACACGTCGCCATGTACCTCCGTCATCGGGCGGGAGGAACGGCAATTGATTGCAAATGAATATGACTTGAAATTGGGGTTTGAAGCTATCAGCTTCTTTGTATAAGCCACGAACTTGTATTTTATCGTTTCCGGAAATTTCCTTCATGAGACCGGCGTTAACTCTTTCGTTTTCTTCAGGTTCTTGAAAGACAACGAATCTTCTTCCAATTGCTTTGACCATTTCTGGACTGGCACTATTTGAAGCGGCTCTTTTCTGTGTGATGTAACTGACTGAGATGTTAGCGGCATATTCGCCCATACATTGCTCAAGAAGTGAATATAATTTAGATTTTCCGTTACCGCCTTCTCCCGTCCAGAAGTACACTTTTTCTTCTCTATTAGCCCCGTGTAAAGAATTTGCCAAGGTGCGTAGCATGTATTCTCTTTTATCATGTTCAGGCTGTATCTCAAACAGAAACTTATATATGTCTTGAAACACGGGGTCGTTTTCGTTGTACTCCACGTAATCTATATTAGTTGAGAGTGATACACAATCTTCCGGGCGACCATCGCGAAACTCGGACTCGTCTAGATCGTAAACACCGTTGTTGAAACAGAGTAGATGTGGTTTTGAGTCGAGTGAAGCCTGAAAATCTTCCGCCACGGCCTGTTCATGAAACACGTCCGCACACGTTTTCATCATCTTAGATTTATAATTTGTGCTTTTAAAGTTTTTTAAGATGAAAGATTTTGTCTTATATACTTCTATCTTGGAAAGTTCTTGCTTAGCCGAATTTGGATAATTTTTTGAAACCCAATCATCTAGATAAATTTTGTACATTTCGTACATTTTTGTGGACATATCATTACGCAAAGTATAAGCGGATTCACACTTATTCCATTTGTGCCCTTCGAAATGGTACCACATATCTGCTTTTATCTGAACACACCGATAAAAGTGTTGGTAATAATGCTTTATGACTTGTGCCACGTCCCAATCCAATCCGGATTCCATACTGTGAATCAAAAGTGAACTTCCACTTCTAGCCAAAATGGTTTCGTACTCTACCGGATTGTCATTTTTTGCCCAAAGATGCAATGATTTAATGCCCAGTCCACCATCTTTCATCCTGTTCCACAATGATTCACACTCTCCGTGAATATACTTGTCGGACTGATTGCTAAAGTCGACCCAATCTTGAAGTAAGTTAGAATCGACATTTCTGAGACACCACCCGACGCGAATCCAACTATCATACGATTCGGCTCGTTTAGGGGACAATATAGCGACGAACTCTCTGATCAAATCGATGTCTTCGCAGACCTTACAAGTATCATTCATTGTGTTCTGCAGAGCAGACCGAAGAGCGATT